TAACGCAACAGCCGGAAAGCAGGAGGACGGCGACAACGATCAGCCTTCCAGCAGCTTGCATATCCGGTTCACCCTGTTCTGCCCCACCTGCTGCGCCCAGAGGCTTTTTCTCAGGTTCGCCGCGGCCCTGCTCCAATTTCCCGCATTGATGTGCCGGTTGGTGTTGATGAAGGACTTAAGGCCGCCATACCCAAGATTGAAGCACAGATCGATGAGCGCCTTTTGTTTGCCGCAAGGGAAGTCATTGAACCCGGGATACAGCTTGAGGCATCCTTTGCGGGCCTGCTCGATGTCCGCATCGAGGAGCCGATCCGCCATTTCATTGGTGATAAAGCCGTGTTTCTTCAGATATTCCGCGATATCTTCCGGCAAGGGATTCGCGTCGTAATTGTGCCCTACTCCGATTGTCCGATGGCCGACGGTGCAATTGTACGGCTTCAAAACCCTGCCTTCGTGCAATATGAGCTGTTCCTTGAGTGTCAATGTCTCCCCCTTGCAGTCTAATTTCCGATCCATTTAATCCCCAGCGCGGCAATGATTCCGCCGATGACGCCGCCCGCCGTCGAACAAAACTTGTGAAACGACTTCTGTTGCTTCAGTTCCTCGATGGCCTGAAAATTCTGTTGGGCGTAGTCGAACAGGACGCCGAGCTTTGAATCCACGTCCATCTTTTCAAATGTGGCCTTCTCTATTCCGTTTGCCATGTATCAGCCCTTTCCGGCAGGAGGGAGGGGCCTTGCAACCCCTCCCCGAATTTCAGCGTTATCGAATCTGAATGAAATTATAGAAGATGTAGCCGTGGGCCGTATCCGATCCGGCGGAAAGATCGTAAACCAGATCGTCATTCGTTCCGGCGGTTTTCACCAGGTGGCCGATATAGGAACGTCCACCGACCGTGGCAACCGCATCCGATCCGGTGATTGCCGTGTAAAGCAGCACGCCATAGGTCGTAGCCGGTACATAGTCAATAGTGTTGCCGCCAGTGATGACGCCGGTATCCGTGACATACCCTGCAGCGGCAAGGGAGCGGGCCGCAAGGAAGCCGTTGGGATCGTCGGCTGTTCCGACATCGATGGTTTCCGTATCGTCGAGGGTAACCACTTCAATGCGCACGTCGGTGATGAAGGTGTTGATTTTGAAGTCGATGCCCGTGTCGTGCTGGGCGTCGGCGTCAGCGTTGTCATGGTCAAACCAGATGATACCGGTGTGCATGACGTTCGGACGCTCGTCGATGATGATGGTGTGGTCATACTGGGTGAAGTTCTTGACGACTTTGGTGAAGCCGCCCGCGGTATCGGTTACGATCAGATCCACCCCTTCATCGGCGGAATCCGTGGGATCACAGGCGAAATCAACCGCGTCGTCAACGGCAAACGTGGTCGTTGTTACCGCCGCCGCCGTGACGCTCTTTGCCGCCTTGGTCTTTGTGTCATACAGCGTCTCTATGGTGTCGGCATTCTTGGCCAGTACCCGGTACGTCACGCCGGACGTAATCAGTTCCAGTTCCGGCTTTCCGTCAACGCTCATCTTGCCGGTGTCGCGGTACACCTCGGCATGGAAATTTTTCATTGCGGCCATGCTCGGCGTCGCCATAAGCAGGACGGCAAGCAGGGACAGGAGAAATACTTTAAATTTATTCATGTTTATGCTCCTTCTTTTCTGTTATTGGGTTATGTTTCCTGTCGAATTCTCTACTCTGATTGTGATGTTCGCCGTGTAGCAGTCCTTTTCATAGTCCGCCCCGGCCGGCTTTGCGTCCGTATCCAGTTTGGCGCAAAGGTCGTGCTGGCTTTTCACCATCATGTAGAGCATGTCAATCAACTCCTTGCGGTTCTCCGCCCCCACCCTGAAGGTGCATTTCGCTGTCGCTGCATTGGCCAGAATACTGCCCTTGCAGTTTTCAATGTTCCAAAGATAGGGGGCTGTATAGAGGGTCGCGAGATAATCGCTGGTGGTCAGGTCGTCCGCATCGCACTGAGTGCAGAGCAACCTCATGATATCCGTCAACTGGTAAAGGCATTCCAGCAGGGCCTTGCCGTCCAGTCCCGTAGGCGTGATGGCATAGAACTGATCTTCGTGCCCCGTGACGGCATTCATGATCGTAGCGCCCTTGGTATTGGTTATGCTGCCGTTAAAAACCGCCGCGAATGAACTGGCCTCATAGGTGTTGTCCGCGTTATCGTCCGCGTCCAGCTTAGCGCAGATATCGTGGAAGTTCTTCATGAGGCCGTATAGCAGGTCAACGAAATCCCCCTGCCTCATTCCGGTCGGTTTGATTTGTGCTTCTAAGTTTGCCATGAATTAACCCTCCAACGGGGGCTGCTCGCCTGAATCAGTGTTTGATTCTCCACTGATAAAAGACGCGTCCCGTTCCATTTTGAGCATGGGGTTGATGACCTGCTCAAATACCCGCTTCAGCCTGCCGACCTGGTTGCTGTCCAGCAGCATGTAGCGCCTGTCCACTTCAATGCGGGGAATCTTCCGCGTGGTGTCGTACTTGAAGCAGACCTGCGCCCTGACGTTATGGGAAGGGATAACCGCGCAATAATAGGTCTTTCCCTTCCATTCTATTTCCCGGTCAAAGGGCACGTGGATATTCTCTTTCGTTTCCTCGTCCCGGATGACGCGGGAGTGATAATTTTTGACTTTCCCCTGATTCGCCGGGTCTTGAACGACGGCAACCGTGGGATTCAAGGCCACGATGTAAGCCGCGGGAAGCTCCAGTCCTTCAGAAACCGTCACTTTCCGCAATGGATAGCCGTCAAAGGGCCGGGTGATTCGGGCCGCTTCCGGCTTGATCGCCTCGAAATCGAAAGCGTTCTCGATGCTCAGGGCGTTCAGTTCTTCTTTTTCCGCCTGCCTGTCGGCCTGTTTTGCAACCGGGTCGACAAGTCCTGCTCTTAGTGCTGCCATGTGAAGTCTCCTTGCTTCGTCTCCTGAGGTAGGCAGGGGAAGGCGGGCAGGAGGATACCCGCCGTTCACGCCCCACGGCCAGTGGAGCCCTATCCCCTTAGATTATGAACTAATTGCTGGTGCGATAAGTGTAAACGGCCACAACAGCCAGATCGGCACTGTTGAATACGTTCTTGGTCACGCCGTAAATCGCGCCGATGCAGAAACCGACCTTGTTGGCGTAATCGAAACTTTTCTCTTCCCACACCTTTTTCTGGGAGTAGGCAATCGACCCGGCACGGCAACCCATAAACAGCCCCATGGCGCCGTTGAGGTTGGCCGGATTGCCGTAAGTGGTGCTGGTGGCAACCCTCTGGTGTTCGTGAATCGGCACGCCCTTGTGGACGCCCAGGGCCCCGGTGAAGATCGGGTTGTCGTCGCCCCTGCGCTGTGCTTCCCGCTGAGCCTGCGCCCAGGATGCGTCCCTTTCGGACAGGTCATAAGCCTGATCCGGAGAGATGACGATCACGCCGGGAGTCTGTTTTCCCTTGACGGTCGGGCCGACAATCATAGGACTTGCCTTGCGCGCGTAGGCGACGCACTTGGAAATGAGGGACAGGGTCATATAATCCCCGGCCTCGATGGTGTTAGTGGCCGTAGCGTCGCCGCCGTAGATTCCCTTCGTGCAGGACGTGCCCAGGGCCGTGAAAATGTCCTGATCCAGCTTGGCGCTCATCCATTCCCGAAGCAGGTCTTTGGCGTACTGACGGATGCCGTTGTCAGACGGCCTCTGGTCGCTTTCCCGGCCTCCGGTGCGGATCGCGTTCCGGATCTGAGTGATGGTGATCGCGTCGTCGTAGGTGTTCGGAACGACTTCGTTGCCCTCCATCGTGTTGTCATTCGCCACACCGCCGCCTTCCGCGAGCTGCATCAGCTCGCCGATGTAAACGACGTCGCCCTGATCCTTCTCAAGATCGGGGAATTCAACGATGATGCTGTCATGGGATCTGCCCACAAAGCCGTTCCCATAGAAATAGGAACCCGGCTTGACTTCCATGAACCACTTCTTAGCCCACGCCTTCCGGGTGAGCGCGTTTCCTGTTGCAAAACTCCAATCAGCCATGATGTTTCTCCTTTATGTGCTGTTGGCCTTTTCTAAGAAGCATCAGCCCCAGGGTAAAGTGGGGTGTTTGCTGCGGAGAGATTGAGGCGCTTCGGAGAGGAACTTTGCCAGTTCCTTGTCGTTCATCCGGTCAACCCGGTTCAACAACTGCGTTTCAGTCATCTTCTCCATTGCCGCAAAACCCGTATCCTGTGCTGTCCCGCCGCCGGTCGTGTCGATGGAAGGCGGCCCTTGCCGCTTGGCGAGGTCTTGAATGGCTTTCTGCCCTGCCTGAACCGCCGCCTTCTTAATCAGCCCTTCCTTGTTCATCAGGAAATAGGCATCCGCGATATTCCCGCCGCCCCGCCGGGTCCTTCCCATCCAGTCCAGTACCTGCTGGATCGTCCCGGCAACCCTTGACTCCTGTTCGGGAGTAAGGGATTTTGCGTCAAGGTTGAACTCTTCCGCCGCGATCATGTTAGCGAACGATTCAATTTCCTGCTGCGCTTCGGATTTGACGCGCACCTCTTCAGCCTGCCGCATCATGGCCTCCTGCTGACGGCTCATAATGAACTGGGTCTGAAGATTGGTGGCGAACACGGGGTCTTCGATGTAAACGTCCCGCAAGGTCATCCCGTCATACGGCCCGCCCGGCTGCCGGACGATCATACTGCCGATGTCCTGCGGAACGGGCTGCTGTACGGGGTGCTGCTGCGGTATGGGCTGCTGTTCTTCCTGCGGCCTCTCGTCGGGATAGGCTTCGTAATACCGTTCGGGGCCGAGCCTCTTGAAAAGGTCGAATTTACGTTCTGTTTCGTGTCGCTCCCATGTCAGGCGGTCGATGCGCTTCTGAATGGGGTCGATCTTCTCTTCTTCCGTCTGCGTTTCTTCGGCTGACGCGGCCTGCTCGGTTTCGGTTTCCTCGACCTGCTCGGTTGATTC